CATCAGCTAAAACTAAACTTAAAAATCTTGGTTTGACAGATGACGAAATAAAAGCACTGACAGGAAAGTAAATGGCATTTGGAGAAGTTGGAACATCACTATCCAAGATAAAAGCCAATAGCTTAAATCTTGCAGGTACATTTGGCTTTAGTGGCACAGTATCTGGATTAGCTGATGAAACACCTTTAGTATTAATCAGCACATTTACTTCTGATGGTTCTGATGCAACTGCAAGTTTTACTAGTGGTATAGATTCTACATACAAAGAATATTTGTTTATATTTAATAATATACACGCAGAAACTGACGACAAACATCTTACTTTTCAAACTAGTACAAATGGTGGGTCTAGTTATGGAGTGACATTAACAAATACTAACTTTAGTGCTAGGTTAAGAGAAGATAATGGTTACAATGCTTTAGCTTACACAGACAATGATGTGGCACAAGGAACAGGATTTGCAATTATTGGTGAGGGTTTTGGAAATGCTAATGACTGTTCGGGTTCTGGATTTTTAAGATTATATAATCCTAGTAGTACAACATTTGTAAAACATTATGTTAGTCAAGTACAATATATGAATTTTCAACCTGCAAGTGTAAATTATTTTACAGCAGGATATTTTAATACAACATCAGCAATAAATGCAGTTCAATTTAAAATGTCTTCTGGTGAAATACAAGGCGGAACAATAGATTTATTTGGAGTAGTATAGTGGCACTTAGTAAATTAACAGCAGACTCTTTTGATTTAACAGATAATTATGCTTTTACTGGAACTGTAACACCCGGTGCAAGTACACAAAAATTATTTTTAATTAAAAATTTAGATGCTAGTGGCAATACAACAAGAACCTTTATTGATGGTTCAAGCAGTGTTGATTTAGACAATACCTATAAAACATATTTGTTTAGATTTATAAATATACATCCTGCAACTGACCAAGTAAAGTTTGAATTTCAAGGAAGCACACAAGGTGCATCATCTAGTGATGGTGATTATGCCACTGCTATTACATCAACATTTTTTCATGCTTATCATACTGAAAATAACAGTGAGGCTGCATTAGGTTACGAAACAGCAGGAGACCAAGCACAAGGAACGGGTTTTCAAAGTTTAGGGCAACAAGTTGGTAATGCAAATGATGAATGTATTAGTGGTGAATTATATTTATTTAATCCATCATCAACTACGTTTGTAAAACACTTTTTAGCAAATACTAATAGAGCTTCGGGAAATGCTGTTTCTGTTAATAGCTTTATATCAGGATATTTTAATACAACATCAGCAATAAATGCTATTAGATTTAGATTTAGTAGCGGCAATATAGATTCAGGGAGGATAGCATTATATGGCATTAAGTAAGATACAACCTGCGTCAATGGACTTAACAGATAATTATGCTTTTACTGGAACAAATTCTATAAGTGGTGCAGGAGATATAGAAGAAACAAAATTAGCTACACTAACAGCATCTAGTAGTGCAACATTAAATTTTACTAGTGGTATAGATAATACTTACAATATTTATAAATTTAGGTTTGTTGATATGCACCCTAGTGGTGACGGAAGAAATTTTGAATTTAATGCTAGTGCAGATGGTGGTAGTAATTATAATGTTACAAAAACATCAACAAGTTTTGTTGCTTATCATAATGAGGGAGATTCAGTTGCTCCTTTAGCATATGAAGCTGATGGTGATGAAGCACAAGGAACAGGATATGTTCATTTAGCATATAACACTGGTGCTGATAATGACCAAACTTGTAGTGGTCAATTATATTTATTTAATCCATCTTCAACAACTTTTGTTAAACATTGGATTAATGTATCTAATTCATATCAATTTAATGATTATTCAACAAACACACTTACAGGAGGATATTTCAATACAACGTCTGCTATAAATGCTGTAAGTTTTAAATTTCACGCAGATAACATAGACTCAGGTACAATAGAAATGTACGGAATTAATTAAGGAGAAACAATGCCAAGATATCATAATATAAATGGAGTTAAGGTTCAGTTCACAGCAGAAGAAGAAACTGCTCGTGATGCTGAAGAAAAAGCATGGGCTGATGCAGCTCCTGCTAGAGCCTTGGCTGAATTAAGAAATAAAAGAAACAGATTATTAGCAGAAACAGATTATCTAGCTTTATCAGATAACACTCTTAGTGATGATATGAAAACATATCGACAGAATTTAAGAGACTTACCTGCAGGAAAAGATACAGTAGAGAAGTGCGAGAACGCAACTTGGCCTACTAAACCATAGGAGGATAGATGAGTAAGACACAAATAGTATCAGGTGGCATTACAGACGGCACAATAGCAACTGGAGATATGGCTGATGATGCGGTTGATAATACTAAATTAGATTTAAGTGAAACATATAATTTTACGGCTATGCCACAAAAAGGAGGCAACGGTATTGTTGCTACAGCAAGTAATTCTAATGGAAGATATATTAAATTTGCAGATGGGTCATTGATATGCAGTGTTGATAAATCAGTAACTGAACAAAACAACGGAGCAAGTGCAGGTAATTTTTATTATAGTAATGCAGGAACTTGGACATATCCATTAGCTTTTAATGCAGCCCCTAAAGTTATAGCTCAAGTAAATGGAGGACATTATAATGCTATGAGTGCAAAAGCAGTTAGTATTGGAACTTCTTCAACTAACTATTTAACAATGAGTATAAATAGCACAACTAATGCTCAAGGACTGTCACTACTTGCAATAGGAACTTGGGAGTAATTATGAGATATTACGATACAGCAATAAAAAACGAAATACATGAACAGGACCCTGAGAAAGTTCCTGCAACAGCTATACCAATGACTGACCCTAGGGTTAAAGATTTTTTTAAAGAGTTGCCTCCTAATCATCAATTAACTTTTGATGAAGATAATCTACCTGTTATTTCAGAAATACCTCCACTAACATCAGAGCAAAAAGCTGCTCAGGATGCTGAAGAAATTTTAAATAATAGACGAATGGAGTACCCGCCCATGGGCGACCAGTTAGATGATTTATATAAAGCAGGTGCTTTTAGTGCGGATATGACAGCAAAACTAAAAGCAGTAAAGGATAAATATCCAAAGGAGTAAGTATGGCATACATAGGACAATCAATTAAAAACGGAACATTCACTGTCTTAGATACAAGTGGTAATACTTACAATGGTTCTAACACAACATTTAGTTTAGGAACACAAGTTGGTTCTGCAGCACAGCTATTAGTATCTCATGATGGTGTTATACAAAAACCCGGAACAGACTATACACTAGCTACAGGCGGAACACAGATTACATTTACCACAGCACCTGCAAGTGGAGCATCAATCTTTATTGTAGAAATATCTGGTGCAGTTGGTGGACCAATGAATAGAGACATTAATGGTGAAGAATTAATCCTAGATGTCGATGGTGACACAAGTATTCATGCAGATACAGATGACCAAATAGATTTTAAAGTTGGTGGTAGTGATAAGGTTGTAATTGCAAGTGATGGTGACGTAGGTATAGGAATTACTAGCCCAACTCGTAAATTAGATGTAGACGGAGATATTAAAACAGATGCTAAAGTAAGAGTTCAAAATGCTACAACTGGTGTTGGAGATTCAGATGGTGGCTATCTTTCAATGTCTAGCAATAAACTATATTTAGTTAATTACGAAAATGATGATGTTGTTATTGCAACAAACAACACAGATAGATTAACAGTAGAGCAAAATGGAAATCTAACTTTAAACACGGCTAGTGCAGGAATACATTTAGGTGTTACGTCTGCCACTAACTCTAATCTATTAGATGATTATGAGGAAGGTATTTGGACACCAAGTTTAACAGGAGATAGTTGGTCAGGTAGTTTAAATTATAATAGGCAACAAGGAATATATATTAAGGTAGGTAGATTGGTTTTTATTTCTGCTTTTATTGCTTGGACACAAAATAATTTTTCATCTTCTTCAGGTAGATTAGATTTACAGGGATTACCTTTTTCAACTTCTAGTGAAAATAATTATAGAGGTGGAGTTCCTATAACCTATGCAAGTAATGCTTGGACTGGATTAACAATATATCAACAAGCATTTAGAGTTGAGCCGGGTGCTGCAAAACTTGGTTTTAACTTTTCAGATGCTACAGACGGACATATAACTACAGAGGTTAGTAATCATTCCAACATACAAGCTAGTGGAAGCATAATGATAGGCGGTACATACGCAGTAGATTAAGGAGAAAAAAATGGCAATAACAAAAGAAACACAAATCGCAAAAATTGAAGTTGTAGGCGAATACAAAGCAGTTCAAGTTGCTACTGATACAGTTATCAAAGAAGATGGCACAGAGTTATCAAGAAGCAGACACAGACATGTATTACATCCCGGAATTTTAGATGCTAGTGATAATTTGGTTGCAACTGACATTTCAGGTGAAGATGCAGAAGTACAAGCAGTGGCGAATGCTGTGTGGACTGATGTAGTTAAAACAGCTTGGAAAAATAAGTTAATAGCAGATAAGAGTTAAAATAGGAGGACAACAACATGTGTGAATATTGTGGCGGTGGTTGTGGTGGTAACTGCTAATGATGAGCGAGAAACCTAAAACACAAAGACTACCAAAGAAAAAACAACAGGAAGAGGCAATCAAACAAGCTAAACTTAAACAGCTTACAAAGCCTCAACCTGCACCAGAAAAACCTAGAA